ACTTGCGGGTAGCGGGGCAGGTCGACCGTGCCCCGGCGGAGCCACCAGTTGGCGTGCTGCGCAATCACCAGCGGCGCCGCGTCCAGGTTGACGTCAACGGTCTGCCGGGCCTCACCCACCCCGGTGGGAGGGGCAGCGCTGCCGAGCGGCCCCGTGGAGTCCTCAGCCGTGTAGTCCAGGCCGTCGCGCTGCGACACGGTGACGATATTGTGCGTGTCCAGGTCGTCCGTGACCTCGTCCGGCAGGAACGGCAGGTCGGCCGGGGTGAGGGTGAGCGCCGGCGTCTGGTTGTACCGGTCGGGGCGCAACAGGAAGTACAGGCGCGGGTCGGTCTTGTGGTCGAAGATCAGGCCGTCCTCGGTGGTGGCCATCTCCTTGAGGTTGTCGGCGAGCGTGCCGTACGGCTGCGGGCCCATCCGGATCGACGCGTCGTAGCCGCCCGAAACGTAATAGGGCACCCCGGCCAGGTCACAGAGCCGCCCGAAACGGTACGCCGACCGCTCACCCGGGTGGCCGAGAAATGCCACCTGCCGGGCGGGGTCGGTGAGGTCGTCAGTGATGCCGACAGTACCGATCATGTGGCCGAAGGTGACGTCGTTCTCGAATCCGCCGCGACGCAGGCGCCAGAAACGGGGGGTGCTGGTCACGCCTGCGAACGAGTCGGAGAACGACCCGACCAGCGTCGAATCCTCCTGCATCCAGAACATCTGGAACAGGGTGTTCCCCGCCGAATAGATACCCGTGAAAATGAACGTGTTCCACGTGGACCAATCCGTCCCGGCCCCGGAGATGTCGAACGTGGTATTGATCAGCGTGCTGCCCGGCCGATTGACCAGAAGGGTCAGATCCACACCATCGGTGAACGCGATGGAATAGGACGTGCCGTCGGTCATGTCGAAGGTGATCGGGCTCATGAACGATCCGGCCGAACCCAGCGACCCCAGCTTCGCCGCGAATGACACCTGCCACCCGGCCGTGCTGTCCGGGTCGCCACCGCTCTGAAAGTAGCCGGACGCCTGCGAACCGGTGGGGAAGTCGGCCAGGGGCGCGGACCCCCCCGGGCGATTCTGGCCACCGAACGACACGCCGGGGTTCCCGATGGTTACGGCGCTGGTCGCGGTCACCTCCGCCATGACCTGGGTACCGGCCTTGTCCTCCATCGGCCAGTAACCGACGGACGTCGTGAGCGCCGCGTTGTAGAGGTAGAACGGTGACCGTAGCGGGTCGGTCCACTGCCCGATCCGGCGGAGCAGTCCGCCGCCTTCCATATCGACCCAGGCGTTTCCGCGCCGGGGTGACGCCCGGAAGTCCTGGGTCTGCCCGGCCGACCAGGACGACGCCTCCACGATCCCGCGGACGGTGCTGCCGACGGACGCCCGAACCGGGGTGTTCCGGCCGGCCAGTCCGTACAACGGGGACTCCGGATTGGCTGTGCGGTACCGGTCGTCATCGTTGGCGAGGCGGCACACGACCGAGCACGGCCGAAACGCGGAACCCTCGTCCGACTGGCCCTGCTTGATGACGATCGGGGTATCGATCAGCACATCATTGAGGGCGGTGACGTCGACCCAGGCGCTGCCATAGTAGATCTCTATTTTCGCGGCCTGCTTAGGCAAAGCTCGGCCCGCCGCCCCGGCGCCCCTTGGCGATGATGTCGAGCAGGGTGTCCCGGTCGACCTTCACCACCACGTGCGTCATGCCGTCGCTGCCGCCGCCCGGCGTGGACACGGTCTCGCCGCCGGTGAGGATGGCCATCGTCTCCTGGCCGATCGGCCCGGGCACGGTTCCGCCGGAGTGGAAGCGGGGGATGTGCGGGACGCTGATCGTGTTGCCGGCGATGAACGGGACCCAGCCCGGTACCGTCCAGTGAAGTTTGCCGACGGTGTTGTTCCATAGGTCGGCGATAGCGTTGAACGCGGTCTTGAACGGCCAGATCAGCACGTTCGCGACGGCCTTGAACGCGGTTCCCAGCCAGCCGGGAATCTTCTTCAGGAAATTCCAGGTGTTTGACGCCGCATTTTTGATCCAGTCCCAGGCCGCCGCGCCGGCCTTCTTCACCCAGTCCCAGTGCTTGACGATCAGCACGATGATCGCGATGACCGCAGCGATGGCCGCAATGATCCACACCACCGGCCAGGCAAACGTCGCGGTGTTCAGCAACCACTGGGCAGCCGTCGCCAGTCCGACCACGGCGGTCAGGCCGGACATCAGCGGCGTGATCAAGTTGATCTTCTCGGACCACTGCTGCAAGCCGGTCGGGTTGGCCTCGCGCATCGCATCGTTGAGGTTGAGCTGCGCGTCCTTGCCGTCCGTGATCGCCTGAGTGGCGTCGTTGGCATACTGCTTGCCGTCCGTCAGGGCCTGGTTGGCGTCGTTGTGCGCCTGCTCGAAGTCGAGGTCGGCCTGCGTGACGTCGGCATTCGCCTGGGCCAGGTCGATGGACGCCTGAGCCGCCTCCGCCGAGTTCTTACCGTGGTCCTTGACCGCCGTGTTGTAGTCGTCCTGCGCGGTCTTCGCGTCAAGCATTGCCTGTCTGCGGTCGATCGTCGCCTGCGTGACGTCCACCGCGGCCTGCTTGCCGTCGAGCTGAGCCTGTTGCAGATCGACCGTCGATTGTTCGAGGTCGATCGCGGCCTGGTTCTGGTCATTCATCGCCTGCTGAACGTCGTTCTGTGCCCGGGCCAGCCGCTGCGCCTTCTCGTACCCGGCCGATTGCAGGTCGGTCAGTGCAGCGACGGCGTCGCCCGCGTCGCCGAACGCACCGGAGATCCCAGAGATGCCGGCGCCAAGTTTGCCGATCTTGTCAGTGAAGTCGGCGCCGGTCTTCGACGCCTTGCCCATGTCGTCGGACGCGGAGGTGGCGGACTTGCCGAAATCGTCTAGGGACTCCTCACCCTTCTTGGCTGCCTTCGCCAGCTTGGAGGCATCACCCGCGAATTCAAGGTTGACGGTGTTCGGCATCAGTCGACGTCCAGTCCGGCATCACGCGCCACCTGCTCCAGCGCGCCGGCGAGCGCCGCCTGAATCTCCGGGTTGATCTTCCGCAATGTCGGATACAGATACCGGCCCTCCTTGTAGAAGGGCCGGACCACCGACTTCTTCCTGCCCGTTTTGCCGCCGAAGTCCAGCCATGGGTAGTAGGGCGCCTTCTTCCCACCGACGGACACCCGGGCTGACGTGCGGGTGCTCTTCGCCTGCAACGACTTCGCCGCTGCGCCGGTGCGTTTCGGAACGACCATCCGGGTATGGCTGATCAGCAGATCGGCCGCAACGTTCAGGGCGACCTTCAGGCCTTTCGGGGCTTCCTTGTCCAGCTTGCGCAGACCCCTGTTGAATTCGGCCAGGCCGTCGATGCCGATCTTCACGTCCATATCGTCACCCGCCCTTGTGCCGGCTCATCTCGATCCGCTGTGCCTTGCGCTGGTAATAAATCGCCCACGTCACGTATTCGGCCTGCGACATCCGGCGGCGCATGTCTGCGACCGTACCCAGTCCGAGCCGTTCGGTCAGATAATGCTCGAACTCAAGCTCCGTCGTCTCCAGCGCCATCCACGCTTCTTTTGGCGGCGCCCTGCCCCATGCCCGACAGGTCCCGGATCTTTTCCGACAGGACCTTGAAGTCACCGCCCGCTGGCGAATTGCGCTGCCACTTCTCCACCTGCTGAAGAGTCATCTTCGGCACGACCATGCAGGACACCACATTGCGGCGCTCGATGACTTCCGACTCCTCGGTGCCTTTTCCGTTGAACATCAGCTCATGCCTCGACAGGCCACGGACACGGACGACCCCGCCCGACGGCAGGGTGACATCCTCGCCGTCGAGGTCAAGGTCTCCGGCTTCGAGGTCTTCGGCGCTTGCGTACTCGGTCACGGCGTTCCTCAGGTGGTGGTCTGGTAGACGACGGTGACGTCGTCGCTGAATTGCAGGTCCGCGGACCAGGTGATCATATCGGCGACCGGCCGGGTCTCGTTGTACTTGGTGATCAGGGCGTCCACGGTGCGCTGCGGCTTTCCGATGCCGGTACCCTCCGGCCGGTCGACGTAGGTCGCGTTGGTGCCGAGCAGTGGCTCGATGATGGCCCGCGGTCCGGACGACGTGCTGCTGTCGTAGAAGCCGCCGATGGTTCCGGACCCGTTGAGCAGGCCGCCCTTGAAAACGTGAGCATTCTTGCCGTACGTGGTGACGTCGTGGGAGTCGGCCGTGCGTTCCGGCGTGGAGGAGTTGCAGTAGGACGAAAGGTTGTTCCCGCCGAGCGAGACGTACACTCCGCGACCGTGGACGAACGTCATGACGTTCCCCTCCCATAGATGTTGACGGTGAACATGGCGCCCGCGTAGCTTGCGTCGCCCCAGGTCTCAGGGTCGGTGTCTCCGGACGCCACTGACACCACATCGCACGACGTGTAGACGCCCGACTCCAGTACCTGCACGATCGATTTCGGGCCGGAGCCGTCGAGGTACGCGCCGAGTCGCTGCACGACGGTGGAGTCGTCGACCTTCCCGGCGAGGATCAGCACCGGCCACGCGATGTGATCCATACCCCGCTGGTAGGTGGTGGTGAAGGTGGTCTGCCCCGGGAGGAACACCACCCCGGCGGGGGTGGACACCGAGCCGGGCGCGCCCTTGTATACCCGCAGCCCGGAGATCGTCCTCAGCCGGGCGACGAGTTCCTCCGCAACATCGTCGATGATCATGCGAACCCCGGCAGCACGTACGGGCCGACCAGATCTTCAATATCCGGGTCGAACCGGGACACCCGGATCGGGCCGTCCTGCGCCCAACCTGCCACGCCCTCCGGCGAGTCACGGCGCATGAACCGGCGGTTGGCCAACAGCAGCGTCGCCTCTGCGATGGCGTCCGGCACCTTCGGCCAACCCCAGTCGGCGGTCACCCGGGCGCGGCGCGCCGGCCAGCCGTACAGCACCCGGCGAATACCGGTGATGGCCCGGCCGAGCGCGAGAGCGTTCTCCGGCTCGGTCTCGTGATCGGTGATCGGTGACCAGGCCGTGCCGTCGCCGGTCTCCACGATCAGCCCGGTGGCCGAAGCGATGTCATCGACCAGCAGCACGGACCCGTCGTCGTCGCACACCACCCGGTCTGCGATCCGGTAGATGCGCGCGGACGCTGCGCCGTCGGCGTAGAAGCGACGCCCGGTGCGGTCGTCGATGGCCCGGGACGCCCGGGTGATGCGGGCCTGCAGCATGGTGTCGCTGTCGGCGTCGGTGATCTGCCGGATGTCCTTCAGTTCGGTGAGGGTGACGTACTCGTTGGCCATCAGGTCACCCGGGCCTTCTCGAGCAACGCCCGGACGATGTCTGCGCGCAACGCCCGGACGATGTCCGCGTCCCGCGGGAGGCGCTCGTACCGCCATCGGGCGTACGCGGCCTTGTCCCTGGCGTACTGTTCAGGACTGTTGACCCGCCGGTAGCCGTCGTCCACCTGCGCCTTTCCCGCCACCGGATGCATGTGCTCGATCAGTACCCCCGGCAGGTAGCGCAGACAACCGGCAACCTCACCAAGGTCCTTGATCGCGTTGTCGCAGTAGAGATGCTCGACGTCGGCGGGAACCATCC